CATGGGGATATCGCCTGGGTGAATACAAAGGCGACTTCGGCGAGACCACAGATTGGTCTGAGTGGAGCCAAGAGATGGAGGATTACTGCAAGCAAGATACGGCTGTGACACAGCGTCTGTTCCAAGAGTTGCTGCGTGCCAAACCTTCGTCTGACTCGGTTGTCTTAGAGCACGACTTTGCCGAGGTCATCAACCAACAGGAGAAGAACGGCTGGAGGTTCGACACGGACAAAGCCAAAGAGTTGCATGCCGTGTTGCTCGACAAGAAGTCAGAGCTTGAGCGAACTTTGCAGGACATCTTCCCGGCAGCAGAGGTGCCGATGAAGACACCGCAATACTACCTGGCTGGCGGTCAGCAGTATGCAACCAAGGGCGCAGCTAAAAAGGACAAGCATAAGGATGCGGACATCGTCAAAGGTCCACCGAAGATCAAGAAGATCCCATTCAATCCTGGCTCACGCGACCAGATCGCGCAGCAGCTGCAGAAAAAGTATGGCTGGAAGCCTGAGAAGTTCACCGGCGAAGGTAAGCCACAGATTGATGAAAGCATTCTGACGGCTATGGACTACGAAGAAGCCAAGGTCTTGGTGCACTACCTGACCATTGGTAAGCGTCTAGGCCAGCTTGCAGAGGGCAAGGAAGGTTGGCTGCGGTCCGTAAAGGATGGGCGCATCTATGGCTCTGTCAACACAAACGGAGCCTTGTCAGGTCGATGCACGCACAGTAGGCCCAACGTCGCCCAGGTACCTAGCAGTAGCAGCTTGTATGGACCAGAGTGTCGCTCGTTGTTCTTGCCAAACGAGGGGCACGTTATGGTTGGCTGCGACGCCAGTGGTTTGGAGTTACGCATGTTAGCCCATTACTTGGCTTTTGCTGACGACGGTGCGTATGCCAAGTTGGTGACTGAAGGAGACCCGCACACGGCCAACCAACAAGCTGCTGGACTACCTACACGCGCATCGGCCAAGACGTTTATTTACGCGGTCATTTATGGCAGCGGCGACCAGAACCTTGGCAAGCTGGTTGGCGGTGGAGCCAAAGAAGGCGCTGCAATGCGCAAGAAGTTTCTAGATGGCATGCCTGCGTTTAAAAAGCTGAAAGCAGCTGTTGATCACAACGTAGAAACTAAAGGCTTTTTGATAGGTCTTGACGGACGCAAGCTGCCTGTAAGATCTAAACACTCTGCACTGAATCTGCTGCTGCAAAGCGCAGGTGCAGTGCTGATGAAGTCTGCCACTGTCGAACTTTCTCGTAGGATGCGCCACTTAAACCAGGACAAGCCTGTGTCACAACGTGCCATCCAAGTAGGTCACATCCACGACGAGGTGCAGTTGTCCTGTCCGAAGGAGACTGCTGATGAGTTGGGACAAGCTGCATGCGAGTCCATTGTTACAGCCGGATCAAACCTCCGTCTGCGATGTGCTATGGCCGGTGAATATCACATCGGATCAAGTTGGGCAGAGACACACTGACCTGGCATACATAGGCGGATACTTAGATGGAGAGGGGTGCTTCCGCGCAATAAACACTCCTACCATCAGTGTCTCCAACACGTATCCCTACACTCTGTTATGGCTGCAACGCCTCTTCGGAGGTCGAGTGAGGTGTAGGGATAAAAGCCAGAAGGCAGTGCGGACGTGTTACGAGTGGGCAGTCTACGGCGAAGCGGCGCGTATTTGCATCAAGATGGTGCTGCCCTTTCTGTGGGAGAAGAGGGAACAAGCACAGCTGTTGCTGGATATCTATAGATACCCTGCCCAGTCAAGACGACGCGAAAAGCTGTTGCGTGTGTTGTCGGATCTAAAACACATCGACCGCACAGAAGCTCGCATCAAACGGGAGATAAGATGAAGAAGAGGACGCTACTGATTGACGCAGACATCCTGCTCTACACGGAGTCGATGGCTGTAGAGCGAGAGTTTGACTGGGGCGACGACTGGTGGACATTGCACGCAGATCTCCGCGAGGCTGAAGAGCGTGTCGATGTCTGGCTGCTGGAGATCAAAGACTTGCTGGACGCTGACAACTTTCTGCTGGCGCTGACAGGCAACAGAAACTGGCGCAAGGATGTGCTGCCTAGTTACAAGTCAAACCGCAAGGGAAAGAGAAAGCCAGTGGTCTACCCAGCCCTCAAGCAATACGTCATGGACACATACAAGTGTGCCATGTTCGACCGGCTGGAGGCTGACGATGTGATGGGTATTCTCCAGACTGATGCCGATGGGACAGCTGAGACGGTGATCGTATCCGAGGACAAAGACATGCTTACCGTCCCTGGACTTCTTTATCGCCCTATCAGACCAGAAGAGGGAATCCAAAAGCTCTCCGTAGAAGACGCTGACCGCAACCATTTGCTGCAAACTCTTACAGGCGATTCTACAGACGGCTACAGTGGTTGCCCCGGCATCGGTGCCAAGACTGCTGAAAAAGTTCTCAAACAGAACGACTGGTCTCTGGTCGTCGCTGCTTACGAAAAGGCGGGACTGACGGAAGACGATGCGCTGCAACAAGCTAGGGTAGCTCGCATCCTGCGTCACGGTGAGTACAACAGCAAGAAAGACGAGGTGAATCTATGGACCCCATGACGAGAGAGTCGTTCTTTAGCTTCCATAAATCGTTTTGCGAAGAGGCTTTGCAGCTGTCGCAACGCAAGAACGCAGACTACGCGGGGGCTGACGGCCAGCAGCCATTTGCAAACTTCCAGCGTGTAGAGGCCATGGGCATCTGCAGCACGGAAAAAGGGTTCTTAGTGCGTATGGTTGATAAACTTAGCCGCCTGTCGAGTTACTCAGATAGCGGCAAGTTTGAGGTGACTGACGAAGGTGTCAGAGACACGCTGATTGACGTCGTCAACTATGCCTGCTTGCTGGCTGCCTACATTGAGTCCAAGAACGATGGCCGATAGAGGACAACTATTAGAGAGAAAGCCAGAGATCCCTAAGGAGATCGTGGATTGGCTAGACCAAACCTTTCCGGTGGTTTCTCCGAAGCTCGACGAGTCAGAGCGTCAGATCTTCTATCGTGTCGGGCAGCGATCCGTTGTCGACTGTCTCATATCCATGTTCCAAGAGCAGAACGACAAACTCTTATCCCAAAAGGACTAAGCAATGTGCCTTCCTAGCCCGAAGATGCCAGATATCCCTGCGCCACCGCCACCGCCACCACCAGTTCCACCACCAGAACCGCGCGCGGAAGAGGTCAGTGAAGCAGGAGAAGCTACGGCTACGCGCGAAGGGCGCACGATGCGGAAGCGACGCCGTGGCACCGCTGGCATGCGTACGTCGGGCCTGATGATCAACTACTAGGGATAACCCATGAACCAGTCTGGACAGGCGCGCTATACGCAACTCCAAACAACGCGGTATCAATTCCTTGACCGCGCTAGGGACTGCTCCAGGCTGACTATCCCGACCCTGATCCCTGACGAGGGGCACACATCAGGCCAAAAGTTCCCGACGCCCTACAACGGCACGGGTGCTCGCGGGGTCAACAACCTAGCTTCGTCTCTGCTCCTCAGCTTGCTGCCGCCGAATGCGCCGTTCTTTCGGCTAGTGCTAGATGACTCGGCACTGCGGCAGGTCGAGGGGCTTCCGGATGTCAAGACTGAGATCGAGACCAGCTTGGCAGACATGGAGCGCGCTGTGATGAAGGAGGTAGAAGCCCAGAACATTCGGGTTTCACTCTTCGAGATCCTCAAGCACCTGATCGTCGGTGGCAACTGCCTCCTTCACTTTGCTGACGACGGCGGTCTGCGCGTGTTTCCGCTGAGTCGGTATGTCGTCAAGCGCGATGCCATGGGCAAGCCGCTCAACATCGTAACGAAAGAGGCGATCCAACCCGACGAACTGCCAGAGGAGATCCAAGCACAGGTTGCAAGCAACAGTCCTGACGGGTCCGTTGACCTCTACACCTGCATTCACCGGATTCCTGGCGACAAGTTTGAGGTGTTTCAGACTGTAGGCGACACGCAAGTCCCTGACAGCTACGGAACCTACCCAGCTGACAAGCTGCCGTTTCTGCCGCTCCGCATGTATGCGGTAGAAGGCGAAGACTACGGACGCAGCTATGTGGAACAGTATCTTGGGGACTTGAGGTCGTTGGAGGGGTTGACGCAATCCATTGTGGAAGGCGCCGCTGCTGCCAGCAAAATCTTGTTCCTCGTCAGTCCCAATGGAACCACTAGAGCAAGGACACTGGCAAAAAGCCCCAACGGTGCAATTGTTGAGGGCAATGCTGGCGATGTTAGCGTTCTGCAAAGTCAGAAGCAGGCCGACCTCGCGATCGCGGCCCAGACGGCAACTCAGATCGCGGAGCGCCTCAGCTACGCCTTCTTGCTCACAGAGTCCACCGTTCGTAACGCGGAGCGTGTCACGGCGGAAGAGATCCGACTGCTGAGTCAGTCGATCGAAAAGCAACTTGGCGGAGCTTTCAGTCTGCTTAGTGCGGAACTCCAACTCCCCTTGGTAAACCGCATCATGGACCGCCTGACGAAGGCAAAGAAGCTCCCCAAGTTGCCGAAGAAGTTTGTCGCGCCTACGATCATCACTGGCGTTGAGGCTCTTGCACGGGGCAACGACCTGCAACGTCTTGATTTCTTCCTTCAAGGAATGACCCAGACTATCGGCCCAGAGGCCATCGGTCAGTTCGTCAACTTGCGTGAATACATCAAGCGCCGCGCAACGGCGTTGGGTATTGACCTAGCTGGTCTGATCAAGACCGAAGAAGAACTGGCTGCGGAAGCTCAGGCTATGCAGCAACAACAAGCGATCCAGCAGTTCGGCCCACAGGCCATCGACATCGCTGATCGTCAATTTCGAGAAGCCCAACAGATTGAAGCCCAAGGAGCAGAGTAGTGGTCGAACGAGTTCAGATGGAGACGGGTATTACCGGACCCGATGCACCTACCCCACAAACCCCAGCGGAAGCCACAGAGCGGCCAGAGTGGTTGCCTGAGAAGTTCGAGTCTGCCGAGGATCTAGCCAAGGCATACGGCGAGCTTGAGTCCAAGATGGGTAGCAGTGAGTCCGAAGAGTCCTCAGACGAGGAATACGAATACGAATACGAAGAGTCAGAAGAGACCACAGAGTCTGCTGGCATCTCCGTAGAGGCGATGGAGGAGTTCAGCCAAGAGTTTTACGAGCACGGCGATCTGTCTGAAGAGTCGCTGGCGCGTATCGAGAAGGACTTCAACATCCCGCAGGACATCGCGAGGGCTTACGTCGAAGGCCAGAAGGCTCTGGGTGAACAAGCTCGACAGTCCGTCTTCAATGAGGTCGGTGGTCAGGAGACCTACGAG